TTGCCTTCAGGCTTCGGATCAGGCTGCGACTCTTTGACCGATGACGCAGCTACCTGAGTCTCGGTATCAGCCTTCACGTTGACCAGGCCGTACTTCACGGCTTCCGCATAAGGCAATCGGCAGCCTGCTGCTACCAGCAAGGTATGCTTCGAAGGATCTTTCGCTCCGACAACCTTGCCTTCTTTGTTAAGGTAAAGTCGCTCTGTTGCGATGTAATCATTTTTAGCCATAGAAGATAGCTCCGGAATATCGACAGGTATTGAGTTTGATCGAATCAGGCCCATACAGCTTGTGTGATCCTCTCCACAGATAGGGCATCTCATGGGAGTGTCACGATCTTGTATCGCACTTCCACGACAGCTGTGCCCGTACCGGCGGCGAAAGCCGCGGTCGCGTTAGTGATGACGAGCGGCGCATTCGCCGCAGGAACAAGAGACGCCTCGACGCCGTTGAGTTTGTTATGCGTCGTGGCCGCGCCTGCGGTAGTAAGTATCGTCGCCGCTAGAGTCCCGGTCACTTGAGCGCCCGCGCCATTCGTGTAACGGAATTCGACCGCGCCCCCTCCGGTGAACGGTGTCGCGGTTCGGATCATCTTGAAAATGATCTCTTCGACGACGATCGCTCTGCCCGCGCCCGGAGCTGGAATCAGAGTGATAGGAGCGCCGTTCATGGCGATAAGATTTGCGGCGGACAGATTCACCCGAGCCACTTTGTTTTCGCGCGCCGCGCCGGCTACTGGATTGTTATAGCCCATAAAATCTCCTCTATCTGTTGCCTCTATCTGTTGATTGATGGAGTGCGGGAGCGGCTTAGCCCGCTCCCTATGGTTCAATGTGGCCAGCGAAAACTAGGCCGTTAGATCACAAATAACGAACGCCTTCGGCCTCAGCCAGCCGAGCGCGGCCCGCATCTCGGCGAGGATCGCGATCAGATTGCGAATGAAGAAATCCGAGTGAGAATTACTCATGGAGATCATCGTCTGCATTCGTTCCCAGAGGACGCACAAGCGCCAATCGGCGACAACCGCGTTACCTTCTGTCATCCCCTCGCACTCGACCACCGGCAAGCCCCAGAGCCGGGGGCTTCCCAGTACCGAAGGCCCGCCGTAGAAGTAGCGACCTTCGTTATCTTGTAGAAGATCAATCGTCTCCCAATCGTTCGGATGCATGACCCAGGCGGTAGGGGTAGCGCGACCGGTGACCCGTACTTTGGTGCGACCTTTACGAGTCGTTGTTAGAATGTCCGTGGTGAAAGCCTGCGCGGTAGTGCCCGCGAGGGTTAAAACCCCGGTGAAGTTCTCTCCGGTTCCGTTGCCGGTTATGATTTGATCTTCAAGTTCCTCATCAATCCCGTAACGGAGGAACGTGTCGATAATGGTCCGAAGCTGAGGCGCGTCGGCCAGGGCGCGATTCGTCGCGGGAATCCAGTGCGGAATAGTTTTAACTGGCTCGATGATACGAGCGAGCGTCATCGCGGATTCAGGCTTCGTGCCGCTGCCACCGCCTGTCGCGGTCGCCTCGGCAGTCGGCGCCGCAGCGTTGGTAACACCTGTCACGCGCACATATTCAACCGTGTCGCTTCCGGTCTCACCGATCGTGATGATGTCACGCAACGTCAGCGGGCGCGCATAAGACTGATCGACGATGGGCTTCCGATCGGAGAAGACGAGCGCGCCGCCCGATGTCGAACTGGCCGCTGTCGTGCCGCTTGTGCCGGTCAGTAGGGTTTTCATCGCTCGGTCGGCCAACAGTGATTTCACCATCACGCGCGGAGATTGAAGCGACACGCCGTTGGCAGGAGCATAGCCATCGCCAGCAATTTCCTTCAGCCATGCGGCCATCTTGGCGTCGCTGAGAACAGCCTCGCCAATGGTCTTAAACTCGGAAGACTGCGCGGCTCCGTCAATGCCGCCATTGCCGCCCGGAAAAAGGGGATTGTTGACCGGCTGTTTCATCCGCTTGCGCCGATCGTCATTCCCCTGACGAATGCCCTGCATGTCCTTCAGTTCGGCGGCTTCGGTCTCCAGGTCTTCGATCTCTTTATTCAGCTTTTTGATTTCGCTGATTTCCTCAGACGTATTCTCCCCATCGCCGCGCTTGTCAGCCGCGTCGAAGATTTCATTGACGCGGTTTGATTTCGTTTCAATTTCCGCGCCCAGTTCTTGCAATGTGCGTTTAGGCATAGTTTTGCGTTCCTCGTTGTTTTGCGCGCCATTTCAAGCGCAGGAATTTCGATTCAGCCGCGCGTTTCTCCGAATCGCTGGCCATCGGCGCTGACTCATCTAGAAGCTTTTGCAAATCCGCGATGGCGGATTTAAGCATCTCGATCAGGGCCATCACTCGCTTGCGATTTTTCTCGGAAAGCATTCGGCCTGCTTTTTCGGCTTTACGCATCTCGTGGTTACCACGGAAGCGCGCAATCACCCCTGTCAGGGCGGACACCGCCAATTGGGCGTGATCGTCTAAGTCAATGCTTTTCGTCGCATCGACATCGAGAACGGGATCGGTTATTGCCTTGATATAAAAACGCTCGTCGGCTGGCGCTTCGATAAAGTCATCAATTTGCGCCGTGACGAGTTTTTTATGTCGGGCGAAAAATTCTTTGTAGGCTTCGTCAAGCTTCGACTCACGATCGAACTTAACGCCCATCGCGGTTGAGTTCTTCGCGACGTTCGCAATCTTGCAAATGACATTTGAAAGGATGTCCCAAAGCCGCCAAGACGAGAATCCTTCATTTTCCAGCGTCTGCTCGAAGATGCCCTTGATTGATTGGGCGTGCTCTTGAGCCGCCGAAGCCTTCAAAACGTCATAATTCACATCAAGCGCACGCGCGAAGGCCTTCAAGTGGGGATCAGCCACTCGCGGATTCTGGCCGGCGAGGATTTCCTCAACTGCTTTGATCTCAACCCCGGCGCCGCGCGCCATCTGCTGAATGATCTGCTCTTTTGTATGGCCATCATCTATCCGGTCGTCGATGTATTGATTGAGGATCGCGACGAGACCGGCGGGCGCTTTCTGACCATCGATAGCCTTGATTGCGGGTTCATCTTCATCAATTTCGGCGAAATCAATTTCCGCATCGACGAGAGATTTGATTGCTGCGACCTTGGTTCCGAAAGGCTGAGCCGGGGTATGAGTCATGGAAATTTCAATCACCGGCCAACGCGTGATCTTGCCGTCTTTCTCTTTACGTACTACGCGATCAACCGAGCCTGTAGACCATTTGATCTTGCCCGCTTTTACTAGTTTGAGGACAGCCTTTTCGTATGCGTCGTGCTGATTCAATACGGTTTCGGCAAATATCCCTATGTCATCTTTTTTAGTCTTAACTGGCGCTGAAAAGATGTGTCTTGAGAGACCTTCGAGTCCCTTTTTAACAGGTATGCCGTGTTGAAACAGCACATCCGCGCCGTCGCCATTGTGCGGACCTAAATACGTATCAGAAGTAAAATACTCCCCGTCAAGATCCCGCTCTTCGGCGTTGGAATATACGATTGCGTAACCCCCAACTTTGCCGTTATCGTCGAGAGCTTTCACGTCGTTGCCAAAACAGAATAACGTTTCCATAGTTGCTCCAAATACTTGCCGTCAACAATTGCTTGTCGCGCGAGCTTCAGTTGATCGGCTCTCTATCCCGACCATTTAAGGGTTGACGCCGAGGCGGATCGTCGCCGGACATCGGGTCTGTGTTTTCCGAGTCGGCCGGGTCGTCTCGGATAATTTGTTTATGGGTGATAAGCGCGGACTGGATGCTGGCCGCGACCATCTCCTTCGATACGGGCTGGACGCTGGTTGAGCGAAGATAAACGTCGCCATCGGGGCGAGGCTCGCGCCCGATCGTCTCCCTGTACTCGTTGACCGTGATGCCGCCGCTGGCCAGATCGTTACGCGCGCGCTCATGCAGGGCGTTTTGGTCTTCCTGCAACGCGGCAACTTGCTTAAGGTCGAAGGCGATTCGCTGATTTGGCTTCAGCTCGAAATCCGGGCCGATCTGGTGCGTGAGTTCGTCTCCAATCAACTCCCAAAGGGGTTTGACGTAAGTCTGAATGGAGCGCTCGTCGGCTTGTTGGACGTTGTTGTACGTGCTATTACGGTCTGCCGCCCCGTAGCCCAATGTCTCTTTGGCGATCCCGATCACTGAGGCGAAACGCGATTCGGGCAGATGGCGCAAAACGCCCAAATCCATTTCCGTGGGATTGAAACCCAGCTTCGTTATTTCGACGGCCTTGTTACTAACAAACACCTTGCCGCGTTCGTCGCCGCTCGTCGATCGGACGAAATCTTGTTTGACCTTGTTTGGGTCCCATCCCTGGCTGCTCATGTTTTCTTTCAACGAAATCCCGACCGGCGGCATGCCGCCGAACTTCAAAAGCAGAAACTGAAAAGTGGCGACTTCGTTATCACCGCATATTTCCCGCAGCACTGAGGCGACAGGGGAGAGGCCCGTCCGGCCCATATTCACCGGGTCAACGCCATTGCGAATGTGGATAATGTCTTCGACTTCGATCCGCGTGATGCGGCCGTCGGCTTGGTATTCGTAGTAGCTGATGAACTCCGATCCGTCTTCGGGCCAGCGCGGGCCGATCATCGAAGGTGGCACGTACCAAAGCTCAACAACCTGGCCGAATGCGTTCCGAACCTTCATGAAGTAGGGATTCCCCGACACGATCCACGACAGCGCGAAGGACTGCCACAATGTCGCGCCCGGATAAAACGGATTCGGTCGATTCAACAACTTGATGGCCGGGTGACCGACGATCGGTTTCTCTTTGCCCTGGGCGTCGGCCTCAATCACTTGAAGCGGAGCCTCGGGCAACACTCGACCGAGCCAATTGACGGCCGACATCACCAACGAGGATTGCGTGAGGTTGCCGACTTCGGCCGCATAGTCGATGCGTGAATTTCCGTAATGACCACCCCAAACCCAACCACTGCCACCCCACGAGTGGCCTGTCGAACCGCCATAACCAGTAAAGCGAAACTTCAGCGCGGCTTTCACCGATTGATACACCAGTGACAGCAGGCCCGGCGCTTTCGGATTGCTAGCCTTCTGATTGTCGAGCTGGACTACATCCCAGTTATAGCTGTCGTCTGGTTTCCAGTTGTATTCGATAATGGGGTCAGCCATAAAAACGAAAAGCGCCGCGCCCGCTTCTCGTTTGAGAAACGGACGCGGCGCTCATCCCGCGTGTGCCGGGCTTTTTATTCACTTATCCCAGCCGCCAAATTGGAAATATCGGTCAATACGACCTGACGAAATTCTACAGCCAGTCCGATTTCACGTAAAGGCTTATATCTGGGTTTCCAAACTCTAACACCTCTACAACCTGGCGCGAGGCAAAAAATCTTGACCTTCTCGCGAATCTCCGCGCCCAATAAGAACAGAGCTTTAGCCGTGCATTCAGCGAGGACATTACCACATCGGCTACATTTTAATGTCCTCCGATCGATCATTTGAGTCGTCATGCGGTCTTCCATTCTTGCTGTCGCGCCATCAGCCCATATCTGGCGGCGTCGGCTGGGTCGTCACCGCCGGAGCCTTCCTCGTCAACGTCCCACTTCAACACGTCCTCGGGCTTGTTCGGATTGTGTTGCAAGGCGGGAATGCACTCAATCAACCGCTCGCAATCTTTCGTAATCTTCAGCCTCGCGGGGATCGGGTTTTCCTTACGTCCTGGATCCCCGAGCAGGTCCAGCATCTCGCCCCAGCCTGAAATCCGGTCCATCGGCGCGCGGACCATATAGACGCCGAAAGAGGCGTACTGCTCCGAGATCGTCTTCGCGTTCTCGTCGCCTTTGTTCGCAAAAACATCCGCGCCGGCGAAGACAGGGATCTCGGAGAGCTCCCGACCGTGTTTGGCCGCAATATAAGCAATCGCCGCTGCGTGGTCGCGCGGCAGCTTTTTCGCCTCGACGTGTTCGCCCGTGATGAAGATCTTTCCGTCGAACTCGGTCAACAGATAAAACGCCGTCGGGTGGGTGAACCCGTAGTCAAAGGCGCCCCATACAGGCCAGTGGGTGGGGATCTTGAACCAGTCGCAGGTATGCTGGTCGTAATTCCAGGTCGAGAAAAACTGGC